TTATTTTTCTTTTCTATAGATTCTATTTATAACTAGTACACCGCATGCTGCGAATGCAAGTCCAAAAGCATAGAGCATATTCATTCTATTATCACCAGTGTTTGGTGTTCTGTTATTCTTTGAGTTCAAACTTGAAGTTCCACTAGACTGTGTTCCATTTTTATCCTTTGATCCTGGTTCACTAGGGTTGACATCAGAAGTGCCTGGTTTTTTATTCTCTTCCCATGCAGCTATGAAAGTATGGTCTTCAAGTGCCGTATAGGTATCTCCTGGCTGATACTCTGAACCCTTCCAATACTTGAATTTGAATCCATCCTTTACAGGAGCATTCATAATCGTAATTGTAGTTCCCTTTTTGACTTCTATTGTCCGATTTGCACTGTCATTATTCCAGTTGCCACCATTAGGATCATATGTGATTTTAATCATAATATCTTTCCAGATGGCTTTTACTTCTGTATCTTTTTTTATAGTGATTTCTGTTCCTGGTGCTATTTCTTTACCATCTACTTCCCATGTTTTGAATTCTTGTTTGTCTGATGGTGCTCCGAAAGCATTTTCTGGTAATTTATATTTTTCACCTTTTTTAACGGTTGCAGAATCCATTGAACCTGTTCCAGTATTTCCGTTGAATGTTACTTTGTATTCAATGTCTTTCCAAATAGCTTTTACGATTGTGTTGTCGTTGACGGTGATTCTGTCGCCGACGGATTTCTTTTTCGTGCCTACCATCCAGCCGTCAAATTTTTTGTTTTCCGGGGCGGTAAAGCTGTTGTCCGGAAGTGTGTATTCACTTCCTTTGGTGACGGATGCCTTTTCCATGCTGCCGCCACCACCGGCGCCATCAAAGGTAATGTCGACTGTATTATCTTTCCATGTAGCCGTAAGGGTTACGTTTCCGGTAATTGTTATTCTTTCTTTGGCTTGTTTTACGCCCTCTTGATCCCCAACTTTCCAGCCGGCAAACACTTTGTCTTTCGGTGCTGTAAAGGTCGGTGTCGGAAGTTCGTATTCACTGCCTTTTGTAACAGTTTTATCTTCCATCGAACCGGATGCGCCTTCTCCAGCCTTGAAGTCTACCTTAAATTCGATGGGTTTCCAGATTGCATTAATTTCTGTGTCGCCGGTAATCGTAATTTCCGTTTCCGGCTGCTTGAGATTAGTGTCATCACCAATTTTCCATCCGGAGAAATCTTGATTTTCGTTCGGAGGTGTAAAAGTATTTGCTGCAGGAAGTTTGAAAGTTTCGTCTTTCTTCTTGATTTCAACTTTTTCATCTCCGGTGCCGCCATTCGGCTTGACCGTTACTTTAAATGTCTTGGTTGCCGTAGCGGTAAAGACATTGTTACCGGCTGCTGCCACAAAATTGTTGGCATTGTTAGCATCTTGACCCTTCCACACAGGTTCGGTGTACCCTTTGTCAGCCTTTTCGTCGATAAGATCAAAGATGGTTTTTTTCAGAGTCGGATGTATATAAGTTGAGAGATCGGTGCCCGGTTTTACCTTATATTCTTTATAAAGTACCGGACTATCTTTACTACCCTTAGTGGTCTTTGTAACTTCTCCCGTGTTCGGATTTTTATCTTCGACCTTTACGCCTTCGCCGAGTTTAAATTGAACATCTAAGGCGTCATTAGGAAGTTTTGGGTCAGTTGTTGATGTTACATGGTCGCAAACCATGAGCTTTTGGTTTTCAACAACAAGTTCAGAACCGTCATCAAACGTTACTTTAATCTCACCTATAAATTCTCCAGATTTTTCTGTACTTCTTTTAGTTTCAGTTTTATCTGTAAAAGTTGCGCCAACTAAAAGTTGATCTACATCATCTTTTTTTGCATCCTCTTTAGCTTTTACGCCGTCTTTCCAAAAGCCTTCTTTGATTTCGTTTCCAACCCATTTTTTCATAACTACCGGGTCGAGACCGCCAAGGGCTTCGACTTTTTCAGCTTTTGTTACTTCTAAATTTAAAGTTCCCGGATCTGATGTGAGTGGATCTTTATCGTCATCCGCTATTCCACCCTTGTCTGTTACTTTAGCCGTTACTGTTGTATCGCCTTTTACCTTATCTTTAGGAAGAGTAATAATGCCATTTGCCACTGTTCCTTCACCGGTAATAGACCAAGTTCCATCATCAGCTTTTGTAGCTGTAGTTGTTTTTGTACTACCATCTTTTCCTGTATAGGACACAGAAATACTACTAGCATCTGTATCTACTTCAAGATTTGGAGTGATTGTGATGTTTTCCTTATCTTTATTTAATTCAACTGTAGGTGCGTCCGGTTTGATGTTTTTTACAAGGTCTTTGGCTGGGATTGTTATTTTTGGTTCAACTCCGTCTTTTAACTTGACTGAGCCATCTTCATTTTTTTCCGGAACAAAATGCCCATCATTGTCCCAAGTACCTGCTACATCATTACCACTAAATATTTTGGCATTGCCGCTGTCATCTATTTGTATAACTGCCGGTACTTCATCCCAGTCTCCGGTTCCGTTTGGTAATTTAGATGTGCCATCTTTTGCTGTATATGCTGTTTTAATGGTTTCAATAATTTTTCCCTTGTCATCACCAGTTATTTTTCTAGGGTCTTTAACTTCTGTCTTTCCAGGTGTTACCGGTTTAACAGTTGTTGTAGAACAAGATACAAATTTATGGGGTTCTTTTACAGAAACTCCAACTATTTGTTTAAGTTCTAAACTTTCTCTTTCTTGTAAAGTATAGGAAAAACTTCCATCATTTTGTAACGTTACATCTACCGGTTCAGATGAGTCTTTGTCAATTTTGCATCCTTTGTCAGTACAAAAGTCTCCTGATTTCTCCTTTTTAACATTAAGGATTAATCGTACCTTTATGCCATCAAATGGTCCTTCACCTGCTAATTTCCCCTTAATTACATTGTCTACAATTGTAATACTGCCAAGAGTAGCTCCTCTCGAATATTCTATAACTTGTTTTATTTGTAAATTTGTAGCTTCTACTTTACCTGATGTTGATTCGTCTGTATAGGTTACTTCATAATAAGCATGTTCAATACCGTCAATAGAAAACTTAACTGATTTAATATCGCCGGCTATTGCAGTGTTTGCATCTTTCAACTTTTGAACAGCTTCTGCTTGTTCGTCTTCATTAACTATGTTAGAACTTGTTTGCTCTATCCAAATTTTGCCTGTCGGCATTGTAAGATTAACTGTAGATGCCTTAGATGGTTGTGCATTTGCAGTTACCTCCGGTGATTTATCTTCACCGATTTGTTGGTAGACCGAAACCTTATCGCCTTTTGCAACTTTAACGCCTCCCGTTAAGTCTACCTTCCATTTTGTTCCTCTTTTAGGTGTAACAGAAAGCTCTGCTTTTACTGTGCCATCTTCACCCTTTAATGTTACATGGACTGTCGCTATTACAGGCTGTTTATTAACTTTAGCTTTTGCTAAATTGCCTCCGGAAATCGTTGTAGCATCGTACAATACAGGGTTAACGGTCGGTGCTTTTACAGCTACACCCACGGGTTGCCCAATAATCTCCGGTCCGATCTCTAGACCATCGTCCTGTTCATCAACAAACATTGTCTTAGGCGTTTCAGCATTAGAATTTGAAGCTTCATCTGCCTTTACGACAGGTGCCAGTAATGACAACATAATCATAAATGAAAGCAGCCCCACTGAAATCGAAATTTTCTTGGAGATATTAACATTCTCCCTGAATAGCTTCATCAATTTTGCTTTTAAATTCATTTTTTCCTTCCCCTCATATTTCTTTAATATTAACTGCGTTTTAAAAATTTTCTGTTTTATCTTATAATCACAGATATTATACCACAGTTTCAGGCATTTGTTAAGCTTTTTTGATATTATGAAAATACCCAACTCCTCCGTACGTTACGACAGATACCAATATACCGGCAATTATCACTCCAACGGTTATTGCGGGCAGTGCTCTCCTCATCCTTATGTCCAAAACAGTTGCAACCAGTGCACCTGTCCACGTTCCTGTTCCAGGTAGTGGATGGCAACAAGAATGATCAGACCGATAATTTCGTACTTATCCACTATGCTTTTTTTACTTTTTGCTCTTGATTCGAGCTTTTCGACAATATTCTCAAAGCCAGGACTAATTTTTCTCATCCAAAGAAAAAGCTTCCTAAGAAAAAGAAGGATGAACGGAATAGGTATTAAATTTCCAATAATAGCGCATGTCAGGGCTTGCTTCACGGTAATCCCTGCGGCCGCAGTTCCTGCTGCACTTGCACCTCCTGCAACTCCCTCAACGGTAGTTGCTGCTGTTGTTCCAGTAATCAGACCAATCAGTCCACCAAGAGCAGAGGTTATTGTTCCAACCGCTGTGATGACTTTTCCTATGACAACTAAAACAGGTCCTACAGTTGCTGCAATAAGAGCAATTTTTACAATGGCATCTTGCATACCAGGAGATAGACTATTCCACTTTTCATTTAATGATTTCATCATCGCGGAAAACTTTGTAAGCATTGGTGCAAGAACTGTCAGCAGTGAATTACCAACATCAGCTCCTACTATCTTTAGACTGTTCATCGAGGTCTTAAATTTATCTATTGGATCTAAGGTTTCATTAAAAGTGCTATCTACATTTCCAAGGTTATCTTTTAGGGATGTTCCAAGTTCTTCAAAGGAAAGTGAACCATTCTTACAAGCCTGGTAAATTGCAGGTCCTGCTTTCTTTCCAAATAAATCTATAGCTACTTGAAGTCCATCTGTATCACTCTTGGCATTAACCATGCTATCTTGGATATCTTTTAGTGCCTCTTTCATAGGCTTTCCGTTTGCTGTTGCATTAGAAAGTGCCTTAGATAAACCCGTCATAACCTGCGAGGTATCGGCTCCTGACATTTCAACATTGCCTAGAAAGTTTGCTGCATCTGATGCCGAAAATCCTAGTTGCTGAAGTGATGCTGAGTTTGTCACCATACTCTTCGCAAGAGTATCCATACTAATACCGGTTCTTTGCCCAACAGCATTCATGGTATCAAGGAGTGCCCCTGCATCTTCAGCTTTAAGTCCAAAGGCAGATATGACCTTTTGCGTATTATCAATAGCAGTAGATACATCTAAATTATTTAGCTGTGCAAACTTAATAAACTTTCCAGATAGCTCCTCTAACTTTTGACCTGTAAGTCCAAATCTAGTATTCACCTCACCAATTGCAGCACCTGCTGTTTCAAAGTCTGTAGGAATTGAAGTCGCAAGATTTTTCATGCTATCTTGCATTTCATTTAAGGCTTTACCTGACGCACCTGTTTTTTGGACAATTATATCCATACCAGCATCAACATCATTAAATGCCTTTAAAGAAGCAGCACCCATCGCTACGATAGGTGCTGTTATATGTGTGGATAGACCTTTGCCAACTTCAGTAGTCTTATCTCCAACTTCCTTAATCTTATCCCCTGCCTCTTTCATAGAAACAGATAATGCAGATGGTACTTTCTTTGCTTCTTCCTGAAGGGATTTCAGATTATTTTCTGTTTCAATAATTTCTCTTTGAAGAGCGTTATACTTATCTTGGCCTAGTTCTCCATTTTCTAGCTGAACTTTTGCTTGTTTGTCTGCTTCCTTTAAGGCATTTAGCTTTTCACTGGTTTCAGAGATTTCCTTTTGCAATAGTTGCTGTTTTTGAGCAAGTAATTTAGCATTGGAAGGATCAAGTTTTAATAGTCTATTTACGTCACGAAGCTGTGACTGGGTGCTTTTTATAGTAGAGTTTACACCTTTTAAGGCTTTGTCTAGACCTGTTGTATCTCCGCCAATCTCAACCGTAATACCTTTTATTCTATTGGCCACTTTAACCCCTCCTTTCCTAAAAATGGGCATGAAAAAAGACATCTACTTTCGTAAATGTCTTAGTTATATATTTTATTCAATTCGACAAACTGGGATTTGTGATTAATATCTATTTCCACTTTTATCAAAAGTCTTCTTTAAAGCTCTTTCAGTGAAAATCATAATTACAATAAAACTCATCATTTGAATAATTGTAATAGCAAGTCCTATCCACCCTATTGTATCTATTGGCTTGCCAAAAAACATCGGCATTATTGTAATCGCTAAAATCAGTGCTGGAAAAAACATATACAGAGATATTTTCGCACAATATTTTTGCGAGAAATCCCATGTATCTTGATTTTTCATAGAGCGTGATGTCCTATATCCACTTGCATTATGAATTGTTTTAAATCTTGGGCATAGATACCATGTTAATAATAAAGCAGCCGGTATCAATAATGTTACTATGAACATAAAAATCCAGAACCCCATAATTCACCTCCACAAATTTTAATTTGTGCAATATATTATATCATTGATTTAAAAGTTCAAAAACCCTAGAATTTATCAAACTCAGCTTGGCCAGCCACCTTGCTATATTTCACTCCATCATTTGCTTTTTCAGTCCAAATATCTAGTACCATTCCAATTGTAAGTAAATCAAGTTCTGAAATGCTTATCCCCATTTCTACACATCTTAGTAGAAATAGGGCTGTTGTCATTTCCCTGCTACTTTTTGGAAGTTTTTTTTAGACTGAACTTCCGTTTCAAGGTTTGCTCCCCAAAGTTCAAGAATTTCAGGCAAGACTTCATAAATAGAAAACATTTCAAACTGGTCAAGCCAATCATCAATATTCCCCGGAATACTCCTATCTGCATGGTAAGCCATGATATAGGCTACATTTTCAAATATCTCAAGGTCATCAATTTCAAAAGACCCTTCATTGGCCTTGAATGTTTTCTCCAGCTTTGAGAGGTCTTTGAAAATATCTCTTTTAAATTTAATTCTATATAGTCTAGGGATTGTAGCAGATGAACGAAACTTTACATCAACCTCTCCTACTTTTACTGTTTTCTCAAGCATATTTTCCCTCCTTATTTTCCTACCGGCTTTGGTGTTTCAGAATTAGCCTGTGGAATATAAACGCTCTTATACCAATTAGCATAGGTATCAGCTGATGTAGTATCTCCAGTTCTTGATTTTACAAGTCCATCTTCTCTTGGATCTGCAGTGAGTGATAGTGTTTCTGTTCCTGGTTCAATCGTATCTTCCTTTGTTTCAGATTCAATAGAAGGTCTTGATGCCGAGCAGTTATACAAAACGTGTCTGATTGCATTTATATCTCCATCAAATTCAAATAAAAGTGCAAACTTTTCTGTTTCTGATACATCTGCCTTTTCTACAAGTACTCCGTTTTTATCCAGTTCTTCTTTTAGGATTTCCGTTCTAAACCACTCTGGTATCAGTGCAATTTCAAGGTCACCGCTATATCCGTTATTGGCAGTAGACCTAAAATACACTATGCCATCAGCATAAAAAGGACTGGATTCTCCTTCAGCTTCAAGGCTGATACTTACCGCCCCAGGAATTGCTTTAGGATTTTCATAAGAAAATGTCCCTTCGCTTGATTTTTTAAGTTTTGCTGCATGGACATTTTTAAGGTTATATTTCACTTTATTTCCCATGATTTTCTTCCTCCATTTCAAAAATATATAAGACTTCATAGAGCTTTTCTGACTCTATAAAGACCTCTGATTTGTTATAAAAAATGCCGTGCTCATCGAGCACAGCTTCTACTTTCTTTTCTATGTTCGGACTTTTGTAATCCGTATAGATTTCAATATGAACTTCATTTGCTTTGAAGTAGACCTTCCCATCTGCTGAAAAGTTATCGCTCGCTGGCAGTAGATAAATAAGAAAAGGTGGCTCTGGCGATTCCCCTTCAGCAAAGTGGTGATAAGCATTTGGAAGTCCTATACGCTTTATAATTTCAAGTAGCTTATCCATTGGAAATAGCCTCCTTTATCTCTTCTTCAAATACCTTTATAGCCCTTTCTTCAGCATTTGCTATATGTGGTCTAGCAGATACTCTTCCTCCTCCACGCTTTGCATGACCAAATTCGAGAAGGTGGGTAAGCTGATATTTGTTTTTTGAATGAACTACAAGCTCTAAACTGCTAGATGTTTCTCTCACAGTTTTCACAGTCCAGCTTTTAGAATACTTACCTGTATCACTTGGAGCATTCGCACTGATTTCATCACGCACTGTCTTTCCGGCTTTTTGAACTGCCTTCTTCACATTTTCCGTTGTAACATCAGCATATTTTTCCAGTTCCTTCATCACTTCAGATGAAAGGCTATCAATTTTTATCTTGCTCATCTCTCACACCTCTTACAATGAAGTTTTAGACTTTTTTTCCTATAATTCATGTGGTCAATTCCTTCAATTTCATAAATATCATTATGAAAAATAACTCTATAACCAACGGAAGATAAGACCGATACTTCCTTACTATAGCGAATGGTAAAGTCAATCTTGCTTTCATCCCATATAGCACCACTGCTTGTTTGTTCCTGCGGACTTTCACTGCTGATAGTTGCATGGCAAGAGTAGTATTTACTCCACACATTTTTATGGTTTCCTATTTTATCCACTTCAATTTTGCTTTTTTCTATAGTAATGCGTTCATTTAATAGTGAAACTTTCATTAAAATCCCGCCTTTCTTACTCCAAATAACATGGATCTAAGTGTAATCGTTAGCTCATGATGGTCTGCCTCTTCCCTATGTTCATAAAGATAGGCGGCAGCATATAGCACTGCCACCTTGTATTCTTCAAAATTTTCAACAATGATTTCATCTTCATCTTTTCTTGCTATAGCAAGACACATTTTTTCAGAAGACTTTATAAGGGTGCTAATCAGATTATCATCTTCACTTGTATCCACCCTCAGATAGTTTTTCATTTCTTCAAGACTTACAACCATAACTAGCACCCCCTTTCATTTTTTATGCACTAGCAGTAAGTTTTACCGGAAGAATCTGAATGGCCTCTTTTAATACAAGTTTGCCGTCTACTCTTTCTTTTGCCACAAAACCAATCATGCCGTTACCAGCAAATAATTCAGTAAGTTCCTTAAAAGAACGAGTCCCTCTATCTCCGATATTGTAATAACTATAATCACCAAAGGCGATAGCATTTTCTGGTGCAAAAGCTGAAGTATATACTGGATATCCTAGAACTCTATTTGGTTCTCCTTCCTGGTAAGAAGGTTGCCAAATATATGCACCGTTATTATCTTTGAGCTTTCTAACTAGTGAGATGGTCTTATCATTCATGATAAAAGCGGCCTTTTTACGATATGGTCGTTTTAAGGAATGGATAAGGTCAATCAAATCATCACTCTTAATTCCTGTTACTTCTTTTAAGAAAGTGCCTCCCTCTTTCTTGTTAAAGATGCCTGTTGGCTTTCCTGTTCCATCACCGTTTAAGAAGGCATCTTCCTCAGCATTTGCCAGTGCTTTTCCAAAAGCCTCTAAAATATGATTTTCTAGTTTAAAGGCATTATCATATAAAAGTTCTTCTGTAATTTTGACTGCAACATGGAGCTTATGGGCATCAAGAAGTACCTGTGCAAACTTGGAATCACCAAAGTTTAATGCTCCACCTTCTTCAATCCAAGCAGCTGCAGGATCTGACATGGCAATATTAATCTTATGCTGACCACTTGTGGTAATAACAGTCGCCAGTCCACGCATGATATTTTCTTCTTCAAGCGTTTCAATTAGTCTACTATCATATTCTTCCGGTACTAGATAACCACCATCGGCATCCACACCTTCCTGCAAAATATCACTTACTTTCTTGAAGTTCGTTCTAAGTGCTGTAAGCATGGACTCTTTATATTCATCTCTTGCTCTACCTTTCTTTTCAGGCTTATCATCAACCTTCATTGGTTTTGTTACAATAGCATCAGACAGAGGCTTAGATAGTTCTTTATCCATTTCCTCAATCTTCTGCAGACGCTCAATTTCTAAGCTATAGTTATGGACTTTCTTTTCCATTTCATCATAGGCCTTAGCATCTTCTTCAGAAATAAGTCCATCCTTATCTCTCTTGCTATCAAGGAATGCTTTCGCACCCTCCCAAGCCTTATTACGTTTTTCAATCATTTCTAAAATCTTACTCATAGTGTTCTACCTCCAATTTTTTATTAAAAAAAGACGGTCCATTAATTCATCCGCCTTGATACCTTTATTTGTTTCTTTGTTTTCTATCTTGCATTTTGATGCAATCTTATCCATCAGTGAATTAACTACCTGTGCTTTTGAATACATCGTGCTCACTTGCGGAACTTCCATATCAGTTGTTTCACTTCTTTTTAAGATATCATCTGCAAAGCCAAGCTCCACTGCTTTATGTGCATCCATCCATGTTTCCGAATCCATTAGATGGGATAGTTTTGCTCTGGACATCCCAGTCTTAATTTCATAAGCATTGATGATAGATTCTTTCACTTCATCTAGCATTGAGATTGCTTTTTCAATCTCACCCTTATTTCCAAAAGCGATGGTCATAGGATTATGGATCATTAGCATGGACACCGGACTCATTAAAACTTTTGTACCTGCCATCGCAATAACAGATGCTGCACTTGCTGCTATTCCATCAATTTTTACTGTGACATCTCCTTTATAGTCGATTAGCATATTGTAGATTTGGGCTGCTGCCACGCAGTCACCTCCTGGCGAGTTAATCCAAACAGTAATGTTTCCATTCCCCTGATTTAACTCCTCTTTAAAAAGCTGTGGTGTCACATCATCATCAAACCACGATTCTTCAGCTATCGTTCCATTAAGGAATAGGATGCGTTCTGTCACTTCCTCTTCGTTTTGGTTTCTCATTACTTGATTCTTCCACTTCCAAAACTTCTTCATTAGGTTCTTCCTCCTTTCCATCTTTACCTGCAAATGCTCCTGCCCTTTTAAGCGGGAGCATATTTCCATTTATGAGATATAGGTCACCTCCATCTTCACTTGGAATACGGTCTAGGTTTTCTAATTCTCTAATATCGTTCGCTGACATCCATCCGTTTTGTCTTGCTGTAGCATAGCCATTCATTCTAGATTGATAATCACCACGAAGGAGTCCATCCACATTGAATTTGACATAGTACTTTTTCTTTTCCTCCTCAGTAAAAAGCCTTCGAACAATAGACTGTTCCCATCTTGCTACCCAAGGATCAAGGGTGTACTTTACAAACTCAAGTGACTGTTGCTCAATATTAGAAAAGCTCGACTTCTCAAGGTCACCTACCATGTGAGGTGGCACTCTGAAAATACGAGCAATCTCATTGATTTGAAATTTTCTTGTTTCTAAAAACTGTGCTTCATTTGGAGAAATGGAAATGGGTGTATACTTCATTCCTTCTTCCAATATTGCTATCTTATGACTGTTTCCTCCAAAGAATCCTTTTGACCAGCTTTCCCTCATAGCCTTAGGATCCTTTACTGTTCCGGGGTACTCCAAGATTCCACTTGGCGTTGCTCCATTAGCAAAGAACTTAGCTCCATATTCTTCGGTTGCGATTGCCATACCTATGGCATTTTTAGCCATCGCAATTGGTGAATAGCCGACAAGTCCATCAAAACCAAGTCCAGGAATATGAAGAACATCTGACTCGTTTAACTTAACAATCCCTTGTCTTTCTGTTCCTGCATCTGAATCACTTACAAAATATTCATAGTAAATTTGGCCTTTATCATCTCTATCTACCTTCATCCTATCTGGCATAAGCGGATAGAGTCCTAAGACTTCACCCTTACCATTTCTGATAATCTGAGCATAGGCATTACCCCAAAGCAGTAAATGCGTCATCATGGTTTCCCTAAAGACAAAGCTTGTCATCTCTGGATTTGGTTCATCATACAGTACCTTATATAACGGATGCTCTATTGCTTTTTCAGTTCCTGTATCGGTTCTAAGGTATACATGAAGTGGCAAACTTGCAACTGCTTCAGATAAAATACGTACACAACTATATACTGCGGTCATCTGCATAGCCGAGCGTTCATTTACTCTTCTTCCAGATGATGAGCCACCCATCAAGAAGCTATATGCACTTCCATTTGTTCTATGTTATAGGCTTATCACGACTTTTAAATAATCCACTTAATATTCCCATTAACATTCCTCCTAATTTTCTATATCAAAAAAGCACCTACTGTAATTAGTAGATGCTTATCGTTATGTTCTTTCATTATTTTATTTTAATAGCCATTCAATTACATCAATAGATTGAATCCCATCATATTCATCGTCAAGTGCTTTATCTAAAGTAATAACCATTTTTTTATAATTATTATGGATTTTTTGTAACGATTTTAATTCTCTTTCTCTTACCAATTCATTTTTCATGCTTTCAGTTACTTGAATATACATTTTTTCATTTGCACTTGTAGCAATAAAATCTACCTCTAAATTATCAATTTTTCCAATTGCCACATCAAACCCGCGTCTTAGCAATTCAAAGTAAACTATATTCTCTAAAGAATGTCCTCTGTCTCTATCTCTAAACCCAAGTAAATAATTTCTTAGTCCAATATCCACTATATAATACTTGCCAAGTGTTCTTAGATACTCTTTTCCCTTTATATCAAATCTCTTAACATCATAAAACATATATGATTCTTTTAATGCTCCTACATATGATGCAATAGTTTGCGTTGCTGGTTTCCCTTGTCGTTCACGATTTTGGATCATGTTTTCAGATACAAGCGTATTGCTTACCGAATTAAGAGATGTATTATTTCCAATATTATCTGCTAAAAATAATATGATTTTCCTAAGTAATTCTGCATCAGTAATTTGTCTTAAGCCTCTTCTTTTTTCACGTTCAAAGATATCTCTAACAACTACAGTTGAATATACCCCATCGAGTAAAGTCATCGCTTTGTCTTGTTCAAGCCCAACATCTGCTATCCCGGGCATACCACCATATCGCATATAGGCATCAAATAAGTCTCTGATTTCAACAATTTCATCATTCTCATTTACTGCTCTTTTTCTCTTTTCCCCAATTGGTGTTTTATATTCCTTTAATTTATATCCATGAAAATCTATAAATTCCTTAAATGATAATGGATACATTTTTATTTCTACATACCTACCAGATAAATATGTAGAGTATTCCGATGACAATAGATATGAATTGGACCCAGTTATATATATGTCGCAGTCAAAATCAACTCGAAATGAATTTATAGCATCTTCCCACCTTTCTATCCTTTGAAGTTCATCAAAAAATAAATAAGCCCTTTTTGTGGTTGGAATTTTTTTCTTTACATATTCATATAATTCTTTGTAATTCATCTCTTGAAACTCAAGGGATTCAAAATTTATTGCAATAATCTGATCTTGTTTAACTCCAGAATTTAAAAGATATTCCTGCATTAGTTTTAATAAACTTGATTTTCCACATCTTCTAATTCCTGTTATAACCTTTACAGGTTCTTTGTCTTTAAATGCAATCAATTGATTCAGGTATATATTTCTAGTTTTTAGCTTTTTCTCATAGTGCAACATACCATATCCCTCCTTTTTGATTACATTATACCCTAAACTTTTATTTTTATCAAGTTTGAGGTATCAATTCCCTAAACTTAATCTTATTTCAGAAAATCAAGTTTTTCTGAAATAAGGATGACTCTTCCCTATCCATATTTCAAAAACAGATACCTACATAAATACACTCCCTATTTCTTTCGCCTAATTATAGTATATTTTTAGGCGATTATTTATACTTGGCACTTTCTTCTGTGCGTTATAAAAGAAAAAACAACGCACAAAAGCAAGTCTTATCTTTACAGAAATAAAATACCTCTACTATCATAAACACTTTCTGTATTTTGATTCCCACACCTAATTGCCCTATCAAGTGCCATGATGGTAGCAATCGCACCATCAATTTTTTCTGTAGACTTTTCCTTATCTGCTTTGATGTTTCCTGCAGGGTCTGTCCTAATAAATATATTATCCATATTCCATCTAAGAACAGGATGCCCACCATGAGCAATTTTTTGTTCTAGTGTTAATTTCATAAGTTCTTTCGTTGGTGGGGACATATCCTTAAACCCTTGTCCGAATGGAACAACAGTAAATCCCATATTTTCTAAGTTCTGCACCATCTGAACAGCACCCCATCTATCAAAGGCAACCTCTCTGATATTAAATCTTTCTCCAAGTTTTTCTATAAAGCTTTCTATATATCCATAGTGAACTACATTTCCTTCTGTTGTCTGAATGTACCCTTGCCTTTCCCATATATCATATGGAACATGGTCTCGCTTGACCCTTAAATCTAAGGTATCCTCTGGTAACCAAAAATATGGAAGTATCACAAATTTATCTTCTTCATCTGTCTGTGGAAAGACTAAAACAAAGGCTGTAATGTCTGTTGTAGAGGAAAGGTCTAAGCCTCCATAACATACTCTTCCTTCAAGTTCATCTTCATTAACTGCAAAGGAACACGAATCCCATTTTTCCATTGGCATCCACCTAATTGCTTGTTTTACCCACTGGTTAAGTCTTAACTGTCTAAAGGAATTCTCCTCACCAGGATTTTGCTTTGCTGATTCACAGGCAGCTTTTACCTTATCCATCACTCGTATATTTTCAGAATCTAAAGTTGGTGTAATATATGGCTCTGCAGGTGTAGGAAAATCCACACTAATAAATCATGTTTCCCACTATTTGAATGATGCAGCCAAATTATACCTAACCCAAACAAATCCCGCAAAAGAGAACTTGATGCGAAAGATTGATGCTGACAATACAACTTTTTCAACGATTGAAAGTTTTAAACGCCAAGGCTCTTTTACAGAATATAAATTATTGGTTATCGATGAATGTAGTACCGTTAGCAATAAGGATATGGTTGAGGTTCTGCAAAAGGCAAATTTTGAAATGCTCTTACTGGTTGGAGACACTTATCAGATTGATGCGATTCAATTCGGAAATTGGTTCTCGGTATTAAAATCATTTTTACCAGAAAGTGCCGTATTTGAACTTACCCAGCCTCATCGAACTAAGGATGAACGATTGCTTGAACTGTGGGACAAAGTTAGACAGATGGATGATACAGCTAAAGAAGTCATCGAAAGAGAAAGCTATTCCTTAAAAGTAGATGAAACCTTACTCTCTTCACTTGAACCTGGCGAGGCTATTCTCTGCCTAAATTATGATGGTTTGTATGGAATCAACAACATCAATAGATTCCTACAGGAAAGCAATCCTAGCCCTGCTGTTCAGTGGGATGTTCAGCAATATAAAGTTGGAGATCCGATTCTCTTCCTTGATTCGGATAGGTTCTTTCCTGTCATACACAACAATATGAAGGGAATTATCAAGAGAATAGAAATTCTAGACCCCGACACCCACGATGAACGCATTCAGTTTGATGTTGAGATACCTAAGGTAGTAGATGAAAGTGACCTTAGGCACATGAGTCTCCAACTACTTGAATGTTCGGAAACCGAAGAAAAATCACTAATCAGATTTTGTGTACACAAATTAAAGAGTGCTGATGAGGTGGAAGAATTAGTAACTCACAATATCTTCTACACTGCTATCACAAGAGCCAGAGAAAAATTAAAAATCTACTGGACTCCTGAAGTCGAGGAAAAGGTTATTAACCGAATCAGACCACGAGATATCAGTAAAGATGTCGAACTCTTGAAAAACTATCTCACAGAAAAACAGCAAGAAGAATCATTTGATTTTTGGTTGTAAAGCAAGGAGGTTGATTATGCGAATCAGTTACAACAAATTATGGAAGATGTTAATTGACAAAGAAATGAACAGGAATGATCTTAAGGAGGCTGCCGGAATCAGTGCAGCTTCCATTGCCAAATACTTCTATCTATCCAACTATAAAAATCAACCTCTTTGCAGCTATCAAAACGCAAAAAATCCGAGGACCTAGATTTATGTCCAAATCCTCGGAAAGGCCTTATATTTCGAGCATTTTCACACTATCAATTATGTGTTTTAGTCAACAGACATACGCTCTCAACATGTATTGAGTGGTCAGTATGGATAAAATTTCATATTTCTCAAAAGCCTCACATGTGGGAATATGTCCATAAATGCTAGAAACTTTTAAGGTCTTATGGCAGTAATAGGTATTACGTAAACACCATCATTTCTTTTATAAGCAAATGGTACTCTGGCGCACAGAACGGCCATAAATGATGGCTTGACCATGCTTTCAGTATCTATTTTAGATGCCATGTCTTTCAATGTTTCCGCACCTTGATCGATTAATTTATCTCCACCTAATTTGATTTCAATAAGGCCATATGCCCCATTTCTTAAGTGGATCACCGCATCATATTCCAAGCCATGCTTATCTCTGTAATGGTAGACTGTTCCATCTAAATAATCCGTATAGATTCTCAAATCACGAATGCACAGGTTCTCAAATAAAAAGCCCAT